CCAGGTGACTGGCATCAACGTCGGTGGCCCGCGTCTTGCTGCCCCGGCTCGTTCGGGTCTGCTGACCAAGCCGACCGCAGTCGTCGAAGATGCCGAAGTGGCTGAAATCGCCGATGCGATCGTCGAGGCCGAGTCCACGAAGGAAGAGGTCGTCGAGGAGACGGTGGTCGAAGTGACCGAGACCGACGAGGAGCGTGAGCTGCGCGAATTCCGCGAGTTCAAGGCAGCCCAGGCCGCTTCGAAGGCGTCAGCCGATACGAAGGCTGCTGCCGAGAACGCAGCGAAGGTGAAGGCTGCCGAAGCTGCGAAGATCGCGGCCGAGAAGGTTGCAGCCACGAAGCTTGCAGCGGAGAAGAAGGCTGCTGCCGAGTTCGCCGCCAAGAAGAAGGCGGCTGCCGAGAGCGCCGTGTCGAAGAAGGACGAGTTCAACTCGGACCTGCCGAAGGACGAGATCGACAGCCTGCTGGCTGATCTCGACGTCTAAGAGCTTCGAGGCGTCCCCAGCGCCTCGACTGCCGTGCCCTGGTGATGTTCCCCCAAGCGTCACCAGGGCGCCCTTTTGTCCGCAGGAGATCTTCATGTCCGACGAGATCAAGAAATACGGCGTGTTCGCGCCATCCATCGAAGCGTTCTGGGAATGGGCTAATTCGGAGCTCGCCGGCGCAACCGTCATCGCCAACATCTCCAAGCGGAAGGTGCGGACCGAGACGGCGATCTACATACACTTCCGGACCCATCTCGACGCCCGCGGCTACACTCTCGACGGCATCATCCTGCTCAAAGGCTTCAACCTGACGGCCGGCGCCTGGAGCGAAGTGGTCGACACCGCTCGCTATACGATGGTGGCCTGATGTCCCGCGGCCTCCTACTCATTGACGGCAGCAACATCACCCATGCTGCGAACAACGGCGGCGCCCTGCGGGTCGGCGATCTCCCCACCCAAGCGATTTTCGGCGTTCTGCGCACTCTGCGACCGATGATGTCCATCTACACGATGTTGACGCCGGTCGTGCTCTGGGACGTGAAGTCCTGGCGCCACATGGTTTTCGACGAATACAAGGGCAACCGCAACAAGGTCGCGGTCAAGCCCCACGAGCTCAAGGCGGAGCAGCTCCGCAAGGAATACGTCAAGCAGCTGCCATTCGTGAAGCAGGGTATCAAGCTGCTCGGCATCAAGCAGATGTCGGCGCTCAACTACGAGGCCGACGATCTCGCCGGCATGATCACTGAGCGGCTGCAAAAGACAGGCAAGCGCGCCGTGATGATCTCCGGCGACAAGGACTGGGTGCAGCTCATGTCGCCCAACGTCGCCTGGATCGACCCGATCCGCGACTATCGCCTGACGCTCAAGACGCTGGAGAACAAGCTCGGCGTTCAGAAGGGCAAACCAGATTTCACCGTCGTCAAGGACGGTTCACAGGTCGAGGGATGGGTTGGAGTTCCCTCGCCGCGCGCGTGGTTGGAGATCAAGTGCCTGATGGGCGACACCTCGGACAGCATCCCTGGTGTCGGCAAGATCGGGCCCAAAGGGGCGGTCGAGTTCGTGCGCGAGTATGGCTCGTTCTCCTCGTTCCTCAACCAGTGCGCGGATAAATCGATCGACACGGCGAAGCTGCCGAAGAACCTGCGCGACCTCGCCGAGTCCGACGAGAAGCAGGAGATCTTCCGGCGCAACATGCGCCTGATGGATCTGCGCACGGTCGAGCGGCCGACGCCCGTCGCGCTGGAGACCGTTCACGAGCCGCTGGACCCGGTCGCGTTCGAGACCTTCTGCAAAGACATGCTGTTCAACTCCATCACCAACGACCTGGAGGGCTGGCTGCAGCCGTTCATGCCCGCCGAAGCCCTGAAAGTAGCCGCCTGATGCCCACGCTTCCCCACGACCAGCAGAAAGCCATCCTCGAGGGCCATGTCGGCAAGATCGACAAGGCGATGCAGAACGTCGCCCGCGACGTGAAGCGCATGTCCGAGATCTTGGACCAGGACGCGCTGACCAAGCTCGCCGCCTTCATGCACGCCCGCGTCAACGACATGATCGCGGATCTCAGCAAGGGCAAGCGGTCGGTGTTCTCGCTCGATGCGCCGGCGGTTGAGACCCTCACCATTCTGACCGGCACTGCGGTCCTAGCGCCGGGTGGTCGCGAAGCGATCCATTCGGGCGGGTCGATGACCGTTGTGATGCCACCAGCTCCGCGCATCCCACAGCCCCAGGCGGACAACGATGACGCCGAGCTCGAGGCCGTGGCGGATTTACTCGCTGACGCGCCCGACGACAGCCCGCCACCACCGCGCCGAGCTCCGGCTCCCGTGACATTCGAAATGGCGCCGGCTGCGCCCGACCCAAAGAAACCACCGCCCGGCGGATGGAAGAAGCCCGTCGGTCGTCTGGTCGGCACGAAAGAACCCGTCTGGGTGCAGACCGAACCGCCGCACGCGGCGGGCGACGAAGTGACCGAAAAACCTGACCACACCGGCTTCATTAAAGACGCCGGCTTCTTGGACGAATAGGAGAGACCATGCCTACCGCTAAAGACGTTGCAAGCGAACTCGAAAAGCTGATCGGAGGCAACGACGAGTCCGCCACCGTGAAGCAATTCCTCGACACCGGCTATCCGCCGTTCAACTACGCCCTGTCGAACAAATGGGACGGCGGCTTCCCCGTCGGCCGCATCGTCGAGCTCGCCGGCCCGCCGTCTGCCGGTAAGACCGCGATCGCGACCTATGCGATGGCATCGGCCCAGAAGCAGGGCGGCATCGCGATGTTCATGGATCACGAGCATTCCTTCGACGAGAGGCAGGGCCGCAGCCTGGGCCTCGACACCTCGAAGGGCCGCTGGATCTACAAGAAGCCGCGCACCTGGGAAGACTCGCTGTCGATGGTCGTCATCGTCGCCAAGCACGTCCGCGAGAACAAGCTGATCCCCAAGAGTGCGCCGCTCTGCGCCGTATTCGATAGTCTCGCCTCTATGGTTCCATCGTCGGTGCTGCTCGATGCCAAGACCGGCAAGGAGAAGGACCTCGGCAAGAAGTCAATGCACGACAACACCGCGCTCGCGCGCGCCACGTCTGCCTCGATGCCTGCGTTCAACCTCTACGCCGAGGAACTCGGCATCTGCGTGATCTTCCTCAACCAGATTCGCATGAAGATCGGCGTCCAGTATGGGGATCCGCGCACGACACCGGGCGGCGAAAGCCCGAAGTTCTACGCCTCGCAGCGCATCATGCTGGGCGCCGCGGCGAAAATCACCAAGTCGAAGGATGACAAGGAAGTTCTCGGCATGCAGATCAGCGCGGGCGTCATCAAGAACAAGGTCGCCCGGCCGTTCCGCAAGGCCGACTGGCGCTTCATGTTCCAGGCTGACGGCTCCGGCCGCTTCGACGTCGAGCGGTCGCTGATCGACTGGCTGATCAGCGAGAAGTTGCTCACTGTCGGCGCCGGCAATCGCGCTTCGTTCGTCGATTGGAACGGCAAGTCGGTCCACAAGGAGGTCTTGGCTCGCGAGATCGAGAAGGGCGGCAAGTTCGGCGAGCTCCTGAAGCTGCTGCCGGCCGCCTACGAACCTCCGGCGCTCAACGCGAGCGAGATGCCGGGCGAGGACGAGGAAGCCAAGCCCGAGGACATCGCCGCCTAATGACGCTGTTTCTGATCAGGGTCAAACGCTGGACGAGGGTCGTTCAATACGGCGACTTCTCGATCGAGGCTGACGACCCTGACCAGGCTCGGACATTCGCCAAATCGGCGATAGCTGAAGGGGCGAACATCGTGTGGGAGCCGGTCGACATGGCAAACCGCATGCCGGGGGTCACGAAACTAGAGGAGGTAGAGGTCCTTGCAAATGGCACCGAGGATATCAAGGAGCACTTCGACTGAGGGCTTCACAAATCACCCCGAAGCACATATGCGGCAAGAGTTCCGTGAAGTGCAGAAGGGTGAACGTATGAAAGTCCTCTCGATTTGGAATCCCTACGCCCTGCTGCTGGTTGGCGGCTTCAAGCTGAATGAGACCCGGCCCTATGCCTGCCCGCCGGCGATCGTGGGCACGCGGCTCTACATCGCCTCGACCAAGGTGATCACGCCAGCGCAGCGCACGCTGTTCGCCAACGAGAAATTCCAGGAATACTACCGCGAGACCGGCCTGCCCGACAAACTCGAGGGTATGGCGAACGGCTTCCTGATCGGCTCAGTCCTGATCCACTCGTCCGATCCATACGACGAGGAGATCGACGACCCCACCGAAGAGGAGATGCTCTACGGCGACTATGGCCCGGGGCGTCATGTCTGGCGCACCCGTGATCCCGAAATGCTCGACGAGCCCGTGCCGGTCAGAGGCCAGCAAGGAATTTGGAACTTAAATGCCGCAATCGTCCTCCCCTTCCGTCCTGTTGAACAAAAAAGGTAGGCGCACCTTCGGCGCCTACTACACCCTCGACGACGGTCGCCAGGTCTACATGGCCTGGCGCAACAGCTCGAAGCGGCACCACGGCATTTTCCTTTCAGGACTGCCTGATATCTCAACCGCCATTCGCGCCGGCAAGGCCTGCTGGGCGATCGACGAGGAGGACCTGATCAACTGCCGGGTCACGGGCATCAAGTTCGTGGGCGTGCTCGACAAGGCCACGGGCGACCGCTACCTGACCACGCTGGACAAGTGGTTCTCGGATTCGGCGGTCTTCAACTACAGCTCCCGTGGCGGTTCCCTTCAGCGCTATCTGCCGCTGCAGCACTTCCGGCGCCAGGTCGGTAAAGCAAAAATATAGCAAAGTTCCACGCGCAACCCGAATTGTCTCTTGCTATATACATCATTGACAGTCAGCACTGACTTACGGGGAAGACGATGCACCTACACGATTTGCAAGACCACGCCGCCGAAGCCTGCCGCCAGGTCTTCGGCGAGGCGAACATGACCTCCAAGGAGGAGCGCGATCTGCGTTTCGCCGAGGAATCCATCGAGCTGATGGCCGCGCGCGGCCTGTCCTTCAGCAAGGTTTTGAGCCTGATGTGCCACGAGTATTTCGAGCGCCCCGCGCAGGGCAAGGGCCCGGGCGAAGTGCCGCAGGAGATCGCCGGCACGCTTGTCACCCTGCTCAACCTCGCGACCGTCAATGAGGTTGATGCCGAGGAGGTCACGCTGAACGAGCTCTCCCGCATCCTCCAGAACAAGAAAGCGATCCGCGCCAAGCACGACGCGAAGCCGCATATCGCCGTTCGCTGCGACGAGGCGGCTTAACGATTTTAATCCACCACCCCAGCACAGGAGAAGTTCTATGGGCGCAAGACATATCACCCTCAAGGAGACGATCGCCGTCATCGACTTGTTGAAGGAGCACACTACGCCGGCTGGCGAAGGTTTGTGCGAATACAAGGACAACTTCGATGATTCCCGCATCGCGGCGATGGTCTCGGCGGATCTTTCCAAGAGCTCTGTCGCGAAGGTCCGGACGGAGGTCTTCGGCAAGCTCTACATTCGCGGCAACGGCGACCCGACGACCGCGCTCACCAAGGATCTCGCCGAATTGACGGGAAGATACAACAAGCTGGTCGACATGCTCAGTGTCAACCGTGTGGTTGACGTGCGGCATCTGAAAATGCCGGGCGCTGCCGCGTGAGCTATCCGGATCCCGACGAAAAAGATCCCACTCCGCACCTGGATGCGATCGCGCTTGGCTTCGGCGCGCTATTCCTGGTCGTCGTCGCCATGCAAAGCCCGACTTGGGTGCATGCCCTCGCGGCGTTCTTCGTCGCCTGCTGGGTGATCGGGTGGGCGATCAAGTTCACCTGGCGCCTCGCGAAGTGGCTTTGGTCGCTGCGCGGTCGCCTGGAGCTCGACATTTGAGGGGTCGCGGCAGCTACCGCCGCGCACTCGCTGAGACCGGGCTTCTGTTCGGTCTCGGCTTCGTCCTCTTCATCATCTTCAAAAGCATAGCGGGGGCCTGATGGCCAAGTTTCCTTACGCCATTCTGTCAGATATTCACGCGCACGCCTGGACCCAGCTTTCGTCCAAGCTGCCGGACGGCATGAACTCGCGGCTCAAGATCACGCTGGACGAGATCGAGCGCGCGGTCGTCGAGCTCCAGAGCCTGGGCGGCGACACGGTCTATTTCGCAGGCGATCTGCTGCACACCCGCGGGTCGATGGATCCGGAGGTGTTCAATCCGCTCCACAAGAAGATCTCCGAGCTCGCGGACGACACCTTCTGGCGCATGATCCCGGGCAACCACGACCTGAAGGATCGCGACACGACGGAGCTCGGCAACGCCATCCAGACGTTGAGCGAGATCAGGAACGTCCAGATCATCACCAACCGCACCGGCATGCTGTTTCCCGACCACAGCGTCCTGATGATTCCCTGGCACGGCTCGAAAGACGCCCTGCGGGCGACGATCAAGGAGCTGCACGACGCCCACGGCGGGCCAGCAGCCGGCCCCGTTGCTATGGGTGCCCTCGACCTGATCATCCACGTCGGCATCGATGGCGTGCTGATGGGTGTCCCCGATCAGGGCCTGAGCCCGGCAGAAGTCGCCGGATGGGGCTTCAAGCGCGTCTTCGCCGGCGACTACCACAATTTCAAGGAGATGGAGGGCGGCAAGGTCTACTCGATCGGCGCCACCACGCATCAACAGTGGGGCGATATCGACACCAAGGCCGGCTTCCTGATGGTCTACGAGGACCGCGTCGAGTGGCGCGCGAGCCACGCCCCTGCGTTCGTCGAGATCACCGGCGAGACCCCGGAAGAGGATATCCCGCTGATCATCGACGGCAACTATGTCCGCGTGCGCGGCATGAAGCTGACCGACGCCGAGATCAACAAATTCCGCAAAGAGCTGGAGGTGATGGGCGCCCGCGCCGTCACCTTTCAGGTCACGCGCGAGGTCGTGGCGGCCCGGGGAGCCTCGTCACTGGCTAAAGCCACAACCCTAGACCAGTCCGTCGACACCTTCATCGATCAGAAAAAGGACATCGATCCCGATCTCCTGGCGCTGGTCAAGGCGGGTGCCGCCCAGATCCTCGCCGACGTCCGGAGTGTTCAGTCGTGAAGATTTTCCTGCTGTTTCTGATCCTCTGCGTCGCCCTCGGCATCGCGAACGACGTGCGGAAGATCCGCTGCGTCGCTGCGCACGAAGAAGTCTGTGTCGCCCCGATCACCAAAGACCCCCTCTGAAAGGACTACCATGTTTAAGAAACTCGCCGCCCTCACCGTCCTCGGTCTCGCAGCAGCACTTGCCGGCTGTGACGATGCCCAGGTCGCCTCGGAGAATCTCTCCAAGGCCGCCGACAATTTCGAGATCAATCGCCGCATCGTTTTCTACAACGGCATCACCGACAAATACATTCTCACCATCGAGGGTCTGTGCTCGCAGCAGCTCGACGGCAAAAAGCTCGCGGTCGTCTGCAAGACCGGCCCCAGGGAGTTCAAGAAGCACTTTCTTCAGCTCTCGGACAACGTGACCTATTTCTCCGAGCAGATCGATGGCGCGGCGGTCAGCACCTACAACTACCGGGTCACCTTTAAGCCGTCGGTGATAATTCCCAGCGTCGACGTCAGGTGACGATCTTCCCCTACGAAGTGGGCGATCCAGCTCCGCATCCTCGGTCAGGTTTAATCACCTGGCGGATCGAGGGTGTTCACTGGATCGCCCTCTACAACGAAGGCGTCATCACCTGGCGCGGCCGCCTCGCTGATCTCACCAAGATCTT